GTTTAAAGTGAGGGGGAACTATGTGAGTTGGAAATCTCTAGTTGGTGGTGCGCCGACTAGAAAACCAAATGAATGGTCATCAGCGAGCGCTCTAGAGAATCGAATTGAATCAAGCGATGAAGTGTAGCGGACATTAATGCCGGCTTGATTCATGTTTCCTGTCAACCAGTGATTCGTACACACAGTTGTGCTGTAGTACGGAATCTCGAACTTGAGTGGTTCGAGTACACCAACTTGCACGTGTTGTGCAATAATGGTGTCGGCTTTGGATGCGGTTGCAATAGCAACGCCGCTGGATGCCAGGTAATCGGCGTTACTTGCAGAAAGTGAATCTACGAGTGCGTTTGCGAAGTTCTGTCCGAACCATCGCATGCCGCCTCGATGAAATGCATATAGCCAGACGAGATTTGAAATCATATCTCGTTCTGGATCATTGCGATTCATAACTGAAGGAGCACCGGTTAAGGTGAATGTTGTGGAAGCAGTGGTCTTAAAAGATTTTGCCGTCCAGAAACGGTGGAGGAGCGATCTGAGAGATCGTGTTGGGTCGCCAACCGAAGCACCGTGAGCATCGGTTGAGTTGGTGTGTATGTCTGGGGCCAAAAGGACCGGTGTGACAGTGTGGTGGCTTGCTTGAGCAATTGCTGCAAATCTGGGGTCTGCTTCAACGTTGGTGGTGTTGAATAGGGTCCATGGACTCTGACTAGGTGTATACCTACCAGGATTTGCAAGTTCAAAATCCTCTCCAGCACATTGGAAAATAGTGAGATAAATATTGTCAGCAACACTAGGTGGTGCGACAAGACTATTTTCAATATAGAAATAGAGATGACCTGTGATAGTGTCACCTTCACTGAGTGCGGGGGATCGAGAGCAATATGCCCAGGGTTTGGGATGGACAAATGGCATGTCAATCACGTATGATGTTGGGTCTCGAACGTCAATAACGTGAGAATAGGTGTATGGCATGTTGTCGTAAATAACTGAGTTTGGAGTGACAGCTTCACCAGGGACAAAAACGACACGAATACGACATGAGTGAAACTTAGTACAAACAGGTCGGAAAACGTAGCGAATGGTGCCGCGCCAAAGTCCAAATGAACGAGCCAAAAAGCTCATTTGTGTGTGAGTTGTGTATGATACATCATTTGGTGGTGTGCCTTGGGTAAAACTATAGGCTGGATATGTTGGACTAACTTGGATGTAGCCTAGGTAGTTGCCAGAAGCTTGAGAAGTTGCGATAGTGATGTAGGGCCGACGGGTGCCGCCGTTGTCTCGGAAATTGGACATGTAATTTGGTCGGGCGAGCACTTCGGAAATAAGCATTTCGTCTATGCCACGTCCACTGAGATCGACATGTGCAATGCCTTGATCGACGTTTTGCGTAAATTTTGCGCAGGTGTAAGTAGCGTCGGATGTGATAGAGTCTTGATACGATAAGTTCACCACGGGTTGCAGAGGAAGCACGGAGTTGGGTTTAGACCAGCCCAGCATATCTGCAACTTTGGATGCGCCACCAACAATCCAACCAAGGGTTTTGGTTATTGGTTTGATTGGAGAGTCGGTTTGCACATTGTTGAGCCAGTTTGCGATTGATGCGCCAGTACTGCTCACTACTTTGGTTTTGCGTGCAGCTTCAGCCAGAGCAGAAAATGCCATGGATGCTTGTACTTGAACAGCACGAGGTTGAGCGCCATAAACGCGTAATTCTGTGATGTTCATGAAAATGCGCATATCGATGTCAACGGGTGAAGTTGTGCTCATGACTTTAATAATAGGTGCCAGCCAGAAGTTACCAACGACAGGCCTTGAGATGGAGCCGAAATCAGCTAGTGGAATAACATTGTATTCTCCCACGTATGGTACTGAGAGAAG